ATTGAGAACAACAAACCACGTTTGCTTTATCACTTCAAGAATAGGGGTTACCGTGGCTTCTGTATAAACAGGCCTGACAAGACATATAATAAGCTGTCAAAGACAGAGCGTGAGCTAGGTGGTATACCTAACTCATCTGAGGATGTGAAGCAGGCACACGCGGCTGCAGTTGAGTCATACATCGAGAAGTATGTTGGCATGATAAGCGAGGATGAGATGGGGTATATGCCGTTTACTAGGACCCTTGAGGATTGGGCTAAGTTTGACATAAGCGATAGGACTATGTATGATGCCACAATTAGCTCAGGATTGGCTATAATGGCCTGTCAGAAGCACTTATATCAACCCGAGAGAAAAGAGTCAAAAATAAGCATTAAATTTGCTACATATAATAATAAAGGGAATATTAGCTCCTTGAATACATGAAAGAAGTAACAGTAAACATATCATCTACATCATTTCCGAGTCAATTCGCGACAGATGCAGAGAAGGCAACCCTTGAGTTTGGTCTCCAAGTTGGACAGGCCATCCAATATGAGTGGTTTAGAAAAGATGGTAACCAATGTAGATACTACAGCCAATGGAGAGACTTTCATAGGTTGAGACTATATGCCCGAGGAGAGCAGCCTATTCAGAAGTATAAGGATGAGCTTGCTGTTGACGGAGACCTTTCATATATGAACTTGGATTGGGCTCCTGTTCCTATTATTCCTAAGTTTGTTGATATTGTTGTCAATGGTATGTCTGACCGTCTATTTAAGGTCAAGGCATATTCTCAGGATGCAATGTCTCAGGCAAAGCGTAGCAAATACCAAGATATGATTGAGGGTCAGATGGTTGCTAAAGACCTATTGACAAACATCCAAGAAAATACAGGTGTTGACCCTTTTGTAATGAACCCTGATGAGCTACCTGCTTCAGATGAAGAGCTATCTCTCTACATGCAGCTTAACTATAAGCCTGCTATTGAGATTGCAGAAGAAGAGGCTATCAATACCATTCTTGAAGAGAACCACTATGACTATGTTCGTAAGCAGTGTGAGTATGACCTAACTACATTAGGTATTGCTGTTGAGAAGCATGAGTTCCTTCCGGGGGCAGGTGTTCAGATTTCATACGTAGACCCTGCTAATATTGTGTACAGCTATACTGAAGACCCGTACTTTAGAGATTGTTTCTATTGGGGTGAGATTAAGACACTTCCAATTACAGAGCTTTACAAAATTGACCAATCTCTTACACGTGAAGACCTTGAGAAGATTTCAAAATATAGCCAAAGTTGGTATGACTACTACAATGTAGCTCAGTTCTATGAGAATAATATTTTTTACCGTGATACGTGTACTCTTCTTTACTTTAACTATAAGACTACTAAAAAAATTGTATACAAGAAAAAAGTTCTTGACAGTGGTAGTGTCAGAATGATTGAGAAAGACGATAGCTTCAATCCTCCTGTTGAGATGATGGAGGAAGGTCGCTTTGAGAAGGTAGAGAAAGTTATTGATGTTTGGTATGAGGGCGTAATGGTCATGGGTACCAATATCTTGCTTAAGTGGCAGATGTCTGAGAATATGGTTAGACCAAAGTCAGCTACTCAGCATGCACTTCCAAACTATGTGGCTGTCGCGCCTCGTATGTATAAGGGTGTGATTGAGTCACTAGTTCGCAGAATGATACCATTTGCTGACTTGATTCAGTTGACACACTTAAAGCTACAGCAGGTTATCTCACGTGTTGTGCCTGATGGTGTATTTATTGACGCCGATGGCCTCAATGAGGTTGACCTTGGAACAGGAGCTGCTTACAACCCTGAGGATGCCCTCAGACTATACTTCCAAACAGGTAGTGTTATTGGACGTAGCTATACACAGGACGGTGAGTTCAATAATGCCCGTGTTCCAATCCAAGAATTAAATAGCAACTCAGGTGCATCAAAGGCACAGATGCTAATCTATAACTACAACCACTACCTCGATATGATTCGTGCGGTGACAGGACTTAATGAGGCCCGCGATGGCTCCGACCCTGACCCGCGTGCATTGATTGGCGTTCAGAAACTCGCTGCCCTTAATTCAAACACAGCTACTCGCCACATTTTGGATGGTAGCTTGTATATGTTTAAGACCATGGCTGAGGCACTTACGTATAGGATTGCAGATATCTTAGAGTATGCTGACTTTAGAGATGACTTTGCCAATAAGATTGGTAAGTACAATGTATCTATTTTAAATGAAATTAAAGACCTATACGTATATGATTTCGGAATTTTTATTGATATCTCTCCGGATGAAGAAGAGAAAGCACAACTTGAGCAAAACATTCAAATTGCTCTATCTAAAGGTGATATTAACCTTGAGGATGCAATTGATATACGTGAGATTAAAAATATCAAGTTGGCTAACCAACTCTTAAAAGTTAAGAGAGTTAAGAAGCAGGAGCAGGAGCAGAAGAATGCTATTCAGATGCAGGCAATGCAGGCTCAAAGCAATATGCAGTCACAGCAGATGGCAGCTGAGGCAGCTATGGCTAAGATTCAGGCTGAGACTCAGTCTAAGATGCAGATTAAGCAGGCTGAGGTTGCATTTGAGATTGAGAAGATGAAGAATGAGGCCATTCTTAAGCAGCAGTTGATGCAGGCTGAGTTTGAGATGCAGATGCAGCTTAAGGGTGTTGAAGTTGAGTCTCTATCAAATCGTGAGAAGGATAAGGAAGAAGCTAAAGCTAAGCGTATTAGTCAGCAAAACACAGAGCAATCTAAGTTAATTAATCAGAGAAAAAACAATTTACCTCCGATTGATTTTGAGTCAAATGAGGATTCCCTTGATGGCTTTGACTTAGCCGAGTTTGAACCCCGCTAAAACAATAAAAAATAATATATAACTTTGTAAAAATTAAATCAAATGGAAATTACAGTAAAAGAAGTAACAGGTATTGTTGAGAAGAGTGCTGCTCAGATTGAAGAGGAGTTGTTAAATAAGCATGAGGAACAGTTTAATGAAGAGCCTCCTGTAGATACACAACCGATTGATGAGTCGCCCGTAGATGTGCCTGCTGAACTTACAGAAGAAGACGTTCTTTCATATTTAGGAAAAAGATACAATAAGGAAATCAAGTCATTTGATGAATTGATGGCCGAGCGTCAAGAGGCTGAACAGCTTCCTGAAGACGTTGAGGCATTCCTTAAGTATAAGCGTGAGACAGGACGGGGCATCCAAGACTACTTGAAGATTCAAGAAGACTTTGACTCTATGAATCCTGATACGCTTTTGAAGCAATACTTCAAAGACACTGAAGTTGGTCTCGATGAAGATGATATCGAGGCATTAATGGAAGAGTTTCAGTATGATGAGGATTTAGATGATGACTCTCATATTAAGAAAGCGAAGATTGCAAAGAAAAAGGCTATTGCTAAGGCCAAAGACTATTTCAATTCTCAGAAGGAGAAGTACAAGCAGCCTCTTGAGTCAAGGGGTTCGGCTATTCCCGATGCAGAGAAAGAAGAGTTTGAGGCGTATAAACAATACATACAAGAGTCTAAAAGCCTACAGGAGGAGCAAGAGCGTAAAGCTTCTTGGTTCCAAAAGAAGACTGATGAGGTGTTTGGTCAAGAGTTCAAAGGTTTTGAGTTCAATATTGACGACAAGAAGTTAGTGTTCTCCCCCGGTGATGCGACAGAGCTCAAGAAAGCTCAGGCTCATCCATTTAACTTTATTAATAAGTACTTGGATGAAAATGGGATGATTGCAGACGCCGCAGGATACCATAGGTCTTTAGCAATCGCAATGAACCCTGAGAGGTTTGCCAAGTTCTTTTATGAACAAGGTCAGGCTGATGCGACAGATGATGTTATGCGTAAAACCAAAAACATCAATATGTCTGAGCGTAAGGCCCCTGAGGCAATCGTCAAAGGCGGAATGCAAGTAAAACAAGTAAACCCTGACGCAGGTCGAGGTTTAAAAATTAAAAGTATAAAAAGGATTTAATAACTAAAAACTAGAAAAAAATGGCAGTTTTATCAACTCCCGGTTATCAGTTGCAGCCATCTGCGGAGCAGGTCGCTTTGTCAACTAACTACATCACTAACTTTGACTTCTTGAATCAGTATCTTCCTGATACTTACGAGAAAGAATTTGAGCGTTACGGAAACCGTACCGTTGCATCTTTCTTGCGTATGGTAGGTGCTGAGATGCCGTCTATCTCTGACCAAATCAAATGGGCTGAGCAAGGTCGTCTTCACACTAAGTATGTGAATGTTACTACTACTGTATTGACTAATGGCGATAGCGCTACATTTACTGTGAACGACTTAAACGTTTCAGGAATTGCTATCCGTCCGGGTCAAACAGTTATGATTACTCCTAACGTTGCGGGTCCTACCCAAAACAAAGGTATCGTTACTGCAGTTAACACTGCTACTGACACCTTCACTGTTGCTTTCTATGAGGCTAATGGTATGACCAATGCTTCTGCAGCTAACACATTTACTGTATTTATCTACGGTTCTGAGTTCAAGAAAGGTACTACAGGTATGGTTGGTTCTTTGGAAGCTGAAGACGAAATCTTCTCTAACAGCCCAATCATCATCAAAGACAAGTATGCTGTTTCAGGTTCTGACATGGCTCAGATTGGTTGGATTGAAATCACTACTGAGAATGGCGCTACAGGTTTCTTGTGGTATTTGAAATCAGAGCACGAGACTCGTCTCCGCTTTGAGGACTACCTTGAGACATCTATGTTGGAGGCTGTTCCTGCTGAATCAGGTTCAGGTGCTGCTAACTCAGGTCTTAACCCAACTTACGGTAACAAAGGTTCTGAGGGTGTATTCTACGTAGTAAACTCTCGCGGTAACGTATGGGGTGGTGGTAACCCAACATCTTTGGCTGACTTCGACACAATCATCTCTCGTTTGGATAAGCAAGGTTCTATTGAAGAGAACGTACTCTTCGTTAACCGTGACTTCTCTTTCGACATTGATGATATGTTGGCTGCTCAAAACAGCTACGGTGCCGGTGGTACTTCTTACGGTTTGTTTGACAATGACCGTGACATGGCTCTTAACCTTGGTTTCACAGGTTTCCGCCGTGGTTACGACTTCTACAAAACCGATTGGAAATACCTCAACGACCCAACAATGCGTGGTGGTTTGACTTCATCTGCTACAGGTGCAACTACTGCTAACGTTATCACAGGTCTATTGGTTCCTGCAGGTTCAACTACAGTTTACGACCAAATTCTTGGTAAAAACGCTAAGCGTCCATTCTTACACGTGCGTTACCGTGCGTCTGAGACTGAAGACCGCCGTTACAAAACTTGGATTACAGGTTCTGCCGGTGGTGCTGCTACAAGCGACCTCGATGCAATGGAAGTCAACTTCTTGTCTGAGCGTGCAGTTTGTACACTTGGTGCTAACAACTTCGTACTCTTCCGTTACGGAGCATAAGCATAACAAAATGGGGGGTGTCTTCAAAGACACTCCCCTATTTTTATTGTAAAATTTAATTATATCATATCCATGAAAAAGAAAGTAGAATCAGCTCCTGCTGATAAAATTTACAGATTGAAAAATGAGAAAGCCCCATTATCATTTATGTTGGCTTCTCGAAATACCAAAAGATTTCCATTGCTTTGGTACGATGAAGAATCAAATATAAATCGTCCATTGCGATATGCGATAAACCAAAAGAGCCCGTTTGAAGACGAGCAAGATGGCAACCCAATTGTGGAGCCTATTATTTTTGAAAATGGTTTTTTAGCAGTACCAAAACAAAATCCTGTCCTTCAGAAGTTCCTATACTACCATCCAATGAATGGTATTGTATTTGAAGAAGTTGATTCTGAGCGTGATGCACAAGAAGAAGTTGAGGCATTAGCTGCAGAAGTTGATGCACTTATCAAGGCTCGTGAGCTTTCAATTGAAGAGCTTGAGACAGTATACCGAGTGCTATTCAATAAGGACGTGTCACGCGTTACTACAGCCGAGATGAAGAGAGATATCCTCATCTACGCTAGAAACTATCCGGGAAGCTTCTTAAATGCGTTGGATGACCCAATGTTAAGATTGCAGTCTCAGGTACACATCTTCTTTGATATGGGTCTACTCTCATTCAGAAGTAACAATAAAGAGGTATGGTATAGTACCCCAACAAACAAGAAAAAGATGCTCAACATACCATACGGCGAAGACCCGTATATGCTTGTAGCAATGTATCTTAAAACAGATGAAGGTGTCGAAGCATTAAAAATGTTAGAGCATCATTTGGAAAATGCATAAATAATATTATATTTGTAATGTTGTTTTAGAGTTAATACTCATTTCTCTGTTGATGAAGGCCGCTATTTGCGGCCTTTATTTTTTTGTATCTTTGTGAAAAGATATCACTATGATAAATTCGGTAAGGAACACTGTATTATCTATTCTTAACAAGAACAACTACGGATATATTTCGCCATCTGACTTTAACTTGTTTGCAAAACAGGCTCAGATGGAGATTTATGAAGAGTACTACAGTAGCTATAATAAAACTATTAATGCTGAAAATGCGCGTGTATCAGGAACTGAGTACGCTGACATTGAAAACCCAATTGCAGAGGTCTTAGAAGGCTTCTTACGCAATGATACATTGTCTCAGGTTGCACCTGCAACCAATCAGTATTATGTACCATCTCTTGTAACAACGGGATACAACTTTTTTATGATTAGCCGATTAACTTGTTTTAATGGTGCTACAAGATTAGGTGATGCTGAGAAGGTCACTAACGCTAGGTTGTATATGCTATTGGATTCAAACCTTACGTCACCAACAACAAAGTATCCTTCTTATACCATTGACGGAGATATAATTACAGTTTATCCCAATACTATTAATGGTGTATCATCATTAAAATGCTCATACTTTAGATTGCCTTTAGACCCTAAGTGGACTTATGTAAATTTAATATCTAATGGAGAGCCATCATTCGACCCATCACAGCCTGACTACCAAGACTTTGAGCTTCCATTTGAGGATGAATATAAATTAGTAATGAAAATACTTCAGTACTGTGGTATGTCAATTAGAGAGATTCAAGTTGCGCAGTATGGTATACAGCAAGAGCAGTCTGAGAACCCTGCATTTAGCATTCAAGAATAATAGACCATGGCATATATTTCACAGTATCAGTATTACGAAAACGGCGGTAATGCGCCTGAGGACGCCAATTGGGGGTCTTATCAGTATGTAAGCCTGCACGATATCGTCAACAACTTTATGTTGATGTATGCGGGCAATCACTCATTAGTGAATAATGAGGAGCGCTACAAGATTTTATTTCATGCTAAGCGCGCAATTCAAGAATTGAATTACGATGCGTTTAAAGAGATTAAAGTTCTTCAGTTGACCATCTGTGACCAACTACGCTTTGTTTTGCCGTCAGACTACGTTAATTGGGTCCGTATCTCTCTGTATAAGGATGGGTATATTAGGCCAATGACTGAGAACATTCAGATTCAGTCATCAAAGGCGTACCTACAAGACAATGATTGTAAAATTTTATTTGACCAAGACGGGAATGCATTGCAGCCACAGTTCTCTGAGCTTGATTGGGACCGAATTAAAGGAACTCAAAAGAGCATTTACTTAAATCCGGGAAATCCATTTAATGGTGAGTATGGTTGGAACTATGACGGGATGTGGTTCTTTGAGAGAGGTATTGGTGACCGATATGGTCTAAATACTGAGACTGCTAACGCAAATCCAACATTTACCATTGATAAGAAGGCAGGAGTTATTAACTTTAGCTCTTATATGTCAGGTGAGTCTGTTATCCTTGAATACGTATCTGATGGTATGGAGAATGGTGATGACAGCTTGGTTACTGTAAATAAGCTATTTGAGAAGTATGTCTATGCATATATCACGTATGAGATACTCAACTCAAAGCTTGGTGTACAAGAGTATGTTGTGCTTCGTGCACGTAAAGAAAAGACATCTCTTTTACGTAATGCTAAGATTAGAATGAGTAACATTCACCCGGGCAGATTGCTAATGAACCTTCGTGGTCAGAATAAGTGGATAAAGTAATATGGCAAAACTTACTAGAAATTTTAACAAGGGTGTAATGAATAAAGTCGTTGATGAGCGACTTATACCCGATGGCCAATATATTGATGCACTCAACGTGCGTATGGGCTCTACTGAAGAGAAGAGCATCGGCGCAATTGAGAACACAAAAGGTAATTTAAAATTAACCACCCTAGTCTATATTGATGGCACACCTCTTAGCGATAATGCCCGTGCAATAGGTGCTTTTGAGGATGGTGCAAGAGAGACTATCTATTGGTTTGTTCACGACCCTAAATTTCCTGTTGGAGCAACAAGTAAGCTTGACCTTATTGTGTCATTCAATGTACTTACAAACATACTAACGTATCACGTTATTAGTATTGATGATGGAGGAGGTGTAAATACAACACTGAATTTCAATCCTAGGTATGTTATTACAGGCGTCAATAAGATTGATGACTTGTTGTTTTGGACAGATGACTACAATCCACCTAGATTCATCAATGTAAAAGATAACTACCCAAATCCATCTGCGGGTAATATTGACTATTATATCCCGTCACTTGCTGCTTCATTTCCTGAGATTTTATTAGAGCGATTACAAGTTGTAAAGAGGCCACCTATTGAGTCTCCTGATATTCAACTGACAAATGTGTCGGGTCAAGAGAACTTTTTAAGCGAGCGATTTATTTGCTTTGCATACCGATACAGATATGCTGACAATCAGTACTCTGCAATTTCTCAGTTTACTGAGCCGGCATTTATACCAAATCCATTTGAGTTCAGCAATGACAGCTACCTTAATAATGGTATGGTCAATGCATTTAATACAGCTATTATCACCTATAATACGGGTGGTCCATTGGTTGTTGGTGTAGACCTTCTCTTCAAAGAAATGGAGAGCAATGTCATCAGGGTTATTGAGAAGCTTAATAAGTCAGAGCTTGGTCTTTCAGATAATACCAACTATACATACAGCTTTACAAACAGCAAGATATTTACAGTGCTACCTGAGTCTGAGATACTCAGGCTGTATGACAATGTGCCACTATTGGCAAAGGCTCAGACAATCATGGGGAATCGCCTAATGTATGGAAATTACTTAGAAGGATATGACCTAATTGATAAGAATGGATATCCTGTTAAGTTTGAATATGCTACTAATTTGCAGTCAAAAGAAATAGGAGTAACATCGTTAGATGATACCACATCATCGGGCAGCTATAGCATAGATGGCTCTGTAACAGTATCTAGCGGCGTACTTAATGTTGACCTAGCGGGTGTATCTTTAGATGCAGGAGCTGCAATTACAATATTCTTTTCGCTTTCACACTCAGGATTTAGCGGAAGCACACCCTATCCTACACAGACAAATGCAAATGTAGATGTATCATTCACATACTATCTACCAACATCTTTTGCAACAGTGTTTGATATGGTGTCAGATACATCTTTTCAAGATGCCATAGGTACCATTGCAAATATTCAGTCAATGGCAAATGCATGCTTAGGTACAACTCTATCTGATGTGTTTAACTGTGCAATGTCTCAGAACTTAAATACCTATATCAAATATACTAGTGGTATTAACACAGCAAACCTATTGGTTTCAGCAACAGCAAGTGTCGGAAGTGATATCATATCATTTCAGTTTCCTGCAGTTGCCTATGTAGACAACGTAACAACTCCTACATATACTGTATATGAGTATATGCAGATAGACTCGGCTGAGTGTTCTTTTCAGACTATATCGCAGAATCAGAGCCTACACAGTAACCGAGACTATGAGATTGGTATTGTGTATATGGACGACTTTAATCGTTCTACAACTGCATTGGTTAGTCAGTATAATACTGAGCACGTACCATGTGCAAACTCTGACACAAAAAATGAAATATTTGTGACAATACCTGTAGCTCAAGTTGCACCTTATTGGGCAACTAGATACAAGTTTGTCATTAAGGCTGACAGAGATGGATATGATACCATCTACAGCAATATATTCTTCATTGACCCTGAGACATCAAATGGCTACTTTTTGCTAGAGGGTGAGAATACAAGAAAGGTAAATGTTGGTAGTAGGCTAATTGTAAAGACAGATAGCTCAGGTGCAGTTGATAACTGTGCATACGCAACAGTGCTTGAAGTACAGTCTCAGGCTAAAAACTTCTTAACAATACCTAGCCCATCAAATCCATCTCTTAATATCCCTATACCTGCGGGTGTATATATGAAGATTAAGCCAAATTCATTTAACGCTCAGTTTAATGAAAATTCATTTATAAGTGAAGGCAATATATCTGACAACATACCATTTCAATCAAATTTAGCGCCAATAGTTAGGTATCCAATGAATATTGAGGACCCTTCATCTCCGGGTAACTACATTGACTATGATATACCTCAGGGGTCTATCATAAAGATGGTGCTGAAGTTTAAGAGAGGTGACGAGGGAAGCAATGACCAAAACTGCGAGGCAAGAATCTATACATTAGAAAAGACACTTGTGTCTCAAGCTAATTATACTGACATGTATCAGTGGTTTATTGGTGATAATATTGCCAATATACTTGATGATGGTGTTCCTTATGTAAGTGGAGTTGGGAACTGTTCAATTGGAAATACATTCTACAGTACGCTATTAACAGGCACAAACACACTACCATCACCTGCAGGTTTTCCTACACCAACTACATGTGTAAACTACTATCAGTTCTTTAGAAACACATCCAACAACGAGCTATCGCTATACATATCAGGTACACCTACGTGTGGATTCAAAGGCTCTTCGCTAGATGTTTTATTTGAGGTTTATCGCTCGTCAACAACATTTGTATTTGAGACTGAGCCAAGTGATACACTTCCTGATGTGTTCTTTGAGAATGAGCTATCTTTTGAGATTAACTCTTTAGGTGAGCATCAAGGGAATGTAATGAACCAAAACTTCAGTACAGGCTCTCCTGCTGTCATTAACACAGGATTCTTCAATTGCTATGCATTTGGTAATGGTGTAGAAAGCTACAAGACTAGGGACTCTATACTTGGTAACTTTATTTCACTAGGTAACCGTGTTACTACAATTGCTGCTGAAGACTATCAGGCAATTAGAAGATACGCTGATATCACTTACAGCGGTATTTATAACAACGAGAGCAACGTAAATAAGCTCAATGAGTTCAACCTTGGCTTGCTAAACTTTAAGCAATTAGAGCGCTCCTTTGGGCCTATCTACATTATGGATGCTCGTCAGACTGATGTGCTTGTATTACAGGAAGACAAAATCTCATATGTTCTTGCAGATAAAAACTTGCTATCAGATGCAGGTGCAGGTGGTGCATTAACATCAGTACCTCAGGTTCTTGGCACTCAGATTGCTAGAGCTGAGAAGTATGGTATTTCATTCAACCCCGAGAGCTACATTCAATGGGGTCAGGACAGATACTTTACTGACGTTAAGCGTGGGGCCGTTCTCAATATAAAGGACAATGAGACAGGAATGAGTCAGCTTCAGGTTATATCTGATGCAGGCATGAGCACTTGGTTTAGAGACCTATTTATTGATAATTTTGATACCCAAAAGCTTGGGGCATACGACCCATATTCTGATGAGTACGTTCTTAGCTCAAATGACATAAAGGTTCCTACTGTAGATGAGTGTCTAGAGTGTGGAATTACTCAGGAGTTTATATTTACAGAAAGTAAAACAACATTTAAGTACTGTGTAAATGTAGGTCAGCTTGTTGGTGATGTTGAGATTGAATATAATGTAACTTCAATAGAAGATGACGTAGAATTTGCGATATCAGCAGAATATGATGGTACGCCTTATACTACAGGATTTACCACATTCAGTGGTACATTAACTGTTGATAAAGACAGTAATGTTGAGGATATAGTTAATATTTCAATTGAGACCACAGGCGCTGTCGTAATTGAGATTACGGTAAACTGCCCTATTGCAAACACGCTTACAGTTGTTGAGGTTGTGCTTACGTCAAACTATCAGGCAGGTCAAAGTATATACACTCAGTGGAGATATACTGACGGTCCATTTGTTGGCTCACTTCAAAACAATGTCGTAACATTTTTAACAGGAACGAATCCTGTAGTATCTAGATTTAACTCTGTATCAGGTCTTCAGGGAGCAGCCAATATACCAACAAACGGAAGTACTGTAAGGATGGCTACAAATAAGTTCTTCCCTACAAACTTTGACTTCAATACATTAACCAATAAGTTTAGATACCTACGAACAAATACTGTATACAATAACAATGCTGTTGACATTAACGCATTAGTTGCTGCATCTGCAGTTGGAACGACAGCAGGAGGTGGTATATACTACTACTCAGACGTTTCAGCGGGAACAACAGGTGATTACCTATACTTGATTTGGGACCTCCGCAACTATAGCGAAATCAATTTATGTTGGTCGGGTGACCCACTTAATGTAGACTATGTATGCTGTGACTGTGACCCATGCTCAGACCCATGTCGTGAGTGGTCACTTCAGAATGTTGGCGAAGGTACAGCGACAGTTGAATTTACTGACTGTAATGGCGAGCCTCAAACAGTTCCAATAGCTGAGGGATTGAGCGTAGTAATATGTGGATTAGCCTCAGACCCACCAATGGTTATATCAGGAGGTGTATACATAACAGTTAAGCAGGAATGCGGATGTAGTGAATAAAATTAATTAATATGCCATACTATTTAGACGGACAAACATTAGCTCAAGCCACGGCAATATACACAGATGCAGCGCTCACAGTATGCGCTGCTGATGGCGTATATTCTGACGGTTCAATTACACGCGTTCTATCAGGATGTGTGTTAGGACCTGCAAAGTTCTGCCCATCATGCGGAACCAATTGTGATGAAACATCATATGATAACAGTGGTAATGTAGGTGTATACAGAAGTACAATTGACTTGGGTAATGACCCGGGAGATATTGGAGCTATTATCATAAGATTTGAAACACTACAATCTCCGCATGGATTTAAGGCCGTGTACGATGGTATTACTTATAATACCTTTAGCTCACCTATATATGGTTATATGACAGCTCCAACAGGACTACCTGTATACATGGGAGATGAAGATAAAGATTGTGGTGTTACAACATCATCATTTATACTCAATAACAATGATTGGGACCCAACTGTTCCGGGATATGTGTATAATGGAACTACGTCAGTTGTAAGCGTATTACCAACTCAATTAAACCTAACAGTAAATCCTCCGGGTACCTGTGTAATGGTGATACCAAAGGTGAATTTAAATCCTTCTTCATTAGATATTACAGTTGAGGCACCATGTGAATCAAATTTTGCAGTATACGCAAGCTGTCCCACTGTATTGTTTCCAACATATACTAGTCAGGTAGCGCCTACTGAGGAGATTGTATGTGAGTATGAGGACAACCTCATCTACTACAACTGTCCTGTTAATGGCAACGGCGTTACACTTGGTCTATTTGATTGGATATTTATTGACATATATGGCGAGTCAGTTGCTGCCGATGGATACTACCATGCTCCAACAATGCTTCCGGGCGCGTATGATTGGTTTTTAGTTCAGAACGGCGTCATCATTCAGATGGGTCAGTGCGCATACAATGCGTATGTGATTACACGCTGCGCAGATGGTTTGTCATTGGTTGCTGACTCAAGTGTTGGTATAGTAACAATTGGTCAGTTTGTGACAATATCAGACCCTGCATATGGTGGATGCGTATTTGAGGTAACAAGCCAAACATTTATTACACCTACAGTTACAATTAACTCAATTACTTCCTATACAAGCTGCGAAGAGGTATGTGTACTTTATAGCGTTGATAACATGACAGCATCTACTCAGACAGGAACATATACTGACTGCGATGGCTTAAGTCAACCACTCTCAGTTGATGCCTATACAATTGACTATATTTGCGCTAGAGTAGGAAGCATCTCTATAGATGGCTCACCTGCAGGTGTTATTGTCTCACTCGACTCATGCGATTGCGGTTTTTAATATGGAATATACACTAACATACAGCGATGGTTCAGGCGGTTGGCCATCATTCTATTCCTACATCCCTGATTGGATGATTGGAATGAATAACTACTTCTATACATTTAAGGGAGGTAACTTGTACAGACACAATGTTAATGCTGTAAGAAATAACTTCTATGGTCAGCAGTTCACATCTACAATGACAAGTGTGTTCAATACAGCTCCACTAGAGAATAAGCTATTCAAAACACTTGCACTTCAGGGTGATGATACTTGGGAGGCTATTCCTATTGAGACTGATATTCAAAATAGCGGATATATAGAGAAGGCTTGGTTTGAGAAGAAAGAGCAAGTCTACTTTGCGTTTATTCGAAACTCAGGAGATATTCCTGCAGGTACTGATGAGTATGCGCTTCGCTCACTAAATGGTGTTGGAAGAAGTGCTGTGGTTACAGGACCTGCTGCAGCTACTCAGATTCAGTTCTCAATAAACCCATTGATTGCCATTGGAAGTATTGCAAGTGTTGGTGACTACCTATACTACGCTCTACCTCCAAACTATAACTCACCGGTATTATGCGGTAGAATTACCAATATTGTACAGAACTATCCTGCAGGTGACAACTACTTTGTTGTTGATACCACTGTTACAGGTGGCTCTGTTCCTCCTATTCAGAATGCATACTTCTTGTACATCAAGAACTCAGTAGCTGAATCACATGGTGTACTTGGGCACTATTGCCTATTTACGCTAGAAAATGACAATACGGCAAAAGTTGAACTTTTTGCCGTTGAATCAGAGGTTATGAAAAGTTTCCCTTAAAAAACTTATCTTTGTAATTAACTTAAAACGTACATATTATGTGGGGAGCAATAGCATCAATCACTACACAAGCAGTAACATCCATTCTTTCAGGAGCTCAGATGCAGAGAATGAAGAAAGCGCAGCGTGCAGCTGATGCAGAGTCTGCTAAATTAATGCAGGATATATATAAGGACCTAGAGAAAAATCAGTATGCTGCAGTTGGTCTACCAATGAAGGCATATGACATTGAGCGAGAGAACCTTATTTCAGCAGGTGCTCAGGCCGTTGAGGCAGGAAGAGAGAGCGAGCGTACAGCTGCGGCAACAGCAGGTCTTACTATGGCACAGTACCGCAAGGCACTCCGAGATATCCAATCAGAGCAGGCAGATAAGATGCTTGAGCTTGACCTATTGAAGGCACAAGAGGCTGCTCGTAAGGGCGATATCAAAATGCAGTTTAAGGCTCAAGAAGCTGAGGGCGCAGCAATGGCAGCAGCTGACTATGAGAATAGAGCTAATGCAGCAGCACAAGGTGTTGTTCAAGGCGTTATTGGAGCTGCGGGTACAGCACTATCTGCAGTACCTTTATTTCAGGCTACAAAGGGAGTTAAGGCAGCATCTGATGTTGCAGACCTATATGCAGGAACTAAGAACTTTAGTCCTGACCTACTTGATGCATCGGGAAATCCACTCTCATATGAGCAGGCAGTTATTAAGAGATTTGGTATGTCTGACGAGGCAGTTAAGGCATTGCCTATATATGACAAGACGGGTAAGATTGATTCTAAGATGTTTAACGATTGGCTTTCATCACTACCAAAATCTGACATTAATCAGATTTTATTATCAGGATTTGGACCTTCTCAGATAGGAGGCACTCTTCAGAAACCTCGCTATCGTAATGCATTAATGTTTGACCTTGCAAACGGAAGAACAATATATGGAGACCAAACTCCGGAAGAACGTGCTGCTACAAGGAGGATGCCACCGATTGAATATGACCCTTATTATTCTGTTGGAGGATATGGAACTGAACAATACATTGGAGAAAAATAATTTATGGCTAAGACTTACTATAAATATGTAGAGCGCGGTGCCGAGTCTCAGATTAATTGGGGCGAGGTAGGCAAGAGCGTGAGCGAAATGATTGCTACTGAGGCAGCCCTCAGAGAGCAGAAGAAGGCCGCTATTGATGAGGCCTCTCGTCAGTTTGGAGAGGTACTTGCAAATGCGCCTACAGGTGAGTTTCAGACTGCAAACCAATGGACTCTAGAGTATGCTAACGATGCATCTCAGGCAATGCTCCTATTGGACCGACAGCTTAAGACAGGGCAGATATCACTTAAAGAATATACCATTAAGCGTCAGAACCTAAATGACAGTACCAATCAGATGTTTCAGCTATCCAAAAACTACCAAGAAAAGTATGCTGAGGCTAAGAAGAGATATGCTGCGGGTGAGTCTCAGAGCAGCGAGATGTGGATAAAGACACAGCTTGACGGTATGAGTAACTTTAAGGAAACAAAGGCATATATCAATCCAACAAACTATCAGGTATCTGTAGGTAAGATGATTCAGACTAAGGGTCCAAACGGAGAGACTGTCATGATGCTAGACCCTAACACTGACGGGTATATGACGACCAATCAGATGAATGCATACCTAGACCTTACTCTCGATAAGTATAAGTATGATGAGGCTGTTGGTGGAATGGTTGACTCGTTAGGAAAGTATGATACCACGATGATTGCAAGGCTTGGTAATATATATAGAACATATGGTATTACAAGTATATCAGACCCTACCAAGAGAGCTAAGTTCGGAGAAGAAGAAAAAGAGACAATAACAGCATTTGAGGAGTGGGAGAAAGCTCAGATTAATGCTCAGATGGCTAACCCATACAATCAGCTTAGTGTCCTAACTGACGCTGTATTTAATGACCCAAAGACAGGGCAGCCGTATGAGCAGACAAGAGACGCTAATCTAGCAAAGACTAGCTCTAAGTACATCCTATTCCAAGACGATGGAACAGGTATGCTTGTACCTCAATTTACAAAAGAACAGGACGAGGTATCTAAGCAGTTTATGCAGAGTATGCTACGTAATGCTATTGACCAAAGCTCTAAGACTGATACGCAGGCAATGCCATCTATTGAGTATAGCCCTTATCAGAAAGAAGAGGCGAAGGGTACAGGAAAAATAAACAAAGAGGCTGTCTCTATCTATGAAGCATCAAACAATGCCCTCAGGACAGGTAATACAAGTGCACTCAATAATGATGACTACTTCTATGATGTATTCACTAAGAATGGTAAGAGATACATTGCAGTAAGAGCCAAGACCGATGATGAGAAGAAAAGTAATAAAATGGTTTCTTCAAATTCATTTGATAAAAGGCCTTCTAAGTGGAAAGTTATTGGAAATGCAGATAGTGTTGCTCCATACTTGAAGGGTGTAACCGGAGCTAAAGAAAAGTACTTTAAAGGTAAGGATGACTTTTTAGAGATACATGACTTCACCTTATTTGGCACATACTTAGAGAAAGATGTGGAGTTAGATAGAGACCAACTCTATAGCAAGTCTACTTATACTGAAGAGGCTAGAGCTATGCGAGAGAAGGGAGAAGCTGACCAAGAAGAAGAATCTAGCGGAGATACATCTAGATACAATCCTTAAAATAGTTAAATTTACATCATGAACGAAGAAGCTCTTAAAGATGCATACGCCTTATTTGCAAAAGGCGGTTATAATGGTAGTATTGACCAATTTAAAACACTTATATCTACAAATGGTAATGCATTAAAAGATGCGCATTCTTTATTTTCAAAGGGTGGATATACAGGTGATATTAATCACTTCAAGACATTAATGGGTGTCAGTGGAGCTAAAGAACCTGTAAAAAAAAAAGACTCTACCGCATCGGCTTCCAACTTGGGTCAACCTACATCGGCTTCTTCTTCCAAAGGGGGTAGTGAAAAAACTAAACCTGTATATGTATATGAAGGAGGTATTTACAAAACTGAAGATGGCAAAATTAAGTCAAATCAAAAAAAGATAGACTTAAATAAAAAGTATAAAAATGTAGACGGGAATTACTATGATGGAGAGGGTGAATATTTTACCAATTATCCCGGTAAAGAAGGTAAGCCATACAGATTTTATAATGGACAATGGTTTGAGTATAGTGGAGTAATTACATATGGTGAAAATGACCCTGTTGTTCAAAAATTAAACAAACCAATAAAAGACCCGCTTAGAATTAATGCATTAAATAAGCAGTACGGAAAACAAGCCACAACCGAAAAGGGTGTGTTCATTGGTTTCCCGGGTAAAGAGCAGAACGAGTATAAGCTTGAGGATGGTCAGTGGAAGAGACGCACTCCTGAGAGCAAGACTTGGGTTACAGTTACCAATGAGGGCTCAATCAATGCATTAAACAAGCAGTTTAAGCAAGAAGCTAAACCGATTGTAGCTGAGCAACAAGATAAACTTAAGAAAGACAATCAGTACTCAGTTGACTTCCAAAGGAACTTAAACTCAATTAACTCAAGCTTAGTTGATAAGGAATCAGACGAGGTTGTTAATATACTGAGACAGAGATTTCCTGCATCAAATGGTTGGAGATTTGAACAGAGTGGCCCAACAGATAAGGTTAAAATTACTGCTCCAAATGGACAGACAGAGAAATTCGTACTAGACAATTGGACTTGGGATGATGATAAGTCTGAGGCTGTAAGAATGAAGCAATGGATGTACTCAAACAACCTCAACTATACTGAGAGAGAGCTTGATATGAAAGCCAAGCAAAAGTTTAAAGAGGAGGAAAGATTTAAAAGTCCCGCACTCGGAGATACGCTAGCCATGGAGGCGCAGAAGGTAATAATGGAGAAAAATCTTACTGATGCGCTAGGCATAGATATAAAATTATCAGGTGAAGACCAAAGGCTCCTTGAGCTAACAGGAAAAGCTAAAGAGGAAGCAACTGCTGTAAGAGGAGAGTGGCTTAATCAAAAAATGCGTAAGGCGGCTGATATACAGTCTAAGTATCAAGAATACTTGATGGACCCATCAGGAATGACTGAGAATGAAAAAGAAACTGCTCAGGCAGCCCTTGGTGCATTGGCTGAAGATAAGCAAGTAATACATCAGGTAAATCAATACCAAGACGACATCAAGAACAACTCTTTATCATACAAAAAGAAGTATGATGAGACAGAGGTATATCTGAAAGATGTTGCTCAAAAATATCAGAACGGTGAAATAACAAAGGAGCAATTTAACTCAGAGGTAAATGCCAAACAAAAAGAGCTAAATGACCAATACGCTGAGATTAAGAATCAGATAAAATTATCAGATAACTTAACAAAATCAGCAAATATAGCCGCCGCTGAGAATGCAGTAGTACAGGCCACTCAGGGTAGTCTTGGCGGTGGATTGGTTCTAAGTGGTATCAAGGGGGCATTATCTCCTGTGAGATTGCTTAATGGAGCTATTGGTGAAAGTATGACAGCTGAAGAGTGGCACAATGCTATCACAAATTCTATATCACCAATTTGGGACTTTAATACTAGCCTTGAATATTTACGTTCAGAAGAGCGTCCTGACCTATATAAGGCGGCATTCTCAGTAGCTGAATCATTAGGGACTATGGCCGCAACAGGAGGTATAGGTCTGACAGGTTCAATAGCTAGGGGTCTAGCAGCAAAGGGTGCATCTCAGTTAGTTTCACAGGGAGTTGCAGGTGCAGCAGCATTCTATCCAATGTCATATTATGAGATGAAGGATGAACTCGAAAATATTGACATGCCTGAGTCTCATAAGATAGCAATGTCATCAATATATGGTGTTGTGTCATCAGCACTTGAATCACTTGGTATGGAATATGCCATGGGTAAAATTAGCAATGCAGGCCTATCAGCTATTAAGAGAAATGTATTAAAGAACTTCCTATCTAAGCCAATTGCAAAAGATGCCCCAAAAGAATTTATAGAGGCGGCAATTAGAGCAGAAGCAAAGACATATTTAGCTAGCCTAGCAGGAGGAATGGTAGGAGCAGGTGCTGTAGAGGGTATTACTGAGGCAACTCAGAGCTTAGTTGGAGCAGGTATCAAAGAGATATACGACCAAATTGGTGACAAGACTGAGCTATTCAATAATGAAGGCTTTCAAAATATTATGAAGGGTGCCCTGTATGAGGGCTATCTTGGAGCGCTAGGTGGTGGAATGGTGCATAGCATATATGTCGCCAAAGACGCATACGTGCGTAATCGCGCATTGAATAGCAAAGAGCTAGGTCTACTCATGTTGGCTGCTAAGACCAATGGTATGAGCGAGACATTGATGGCCAACTTAAAGGCTGATATGTTGAACGGTAGAATTACATCAAAGCAAGCTAACGAAATCGTTCAGAACTTTGATATGGTCCGTGGCAACATGAATCAAATGCCTGAGAACCTAACTCCTGAAGCACAGTCAGTATCTCTCAGCCTAATGATGGAGAGAGATAGATTAAATAAACAAATTGAAGGGAAAGACCCGAACCTCGTCAAGCCTCAGACTGAGCGCGTTGCCGAGATTAATAATCGTTTACAAGAAATAGCAAAAGAAAATGCCGTTCAAGAGCAAAGC